CCTAATGTGAGTGTTGATGATGATGACGCAATGTCATACTTTGAAAAACTCACAGAGGAGTAATAAAGAAGCCCCCACAGAAATGTGGGGGTTTTTTACATAAAGCCTGCATTAGTCATAGAACCAGCATATATGCCTGCCGAGCCTGATGGTTTTAATGATGGAGAGTTAGAAGTATTATTACTTGTAGGATTAGTATTATTAACCGTGGTTGGTGAAGATATTATGTTTGGTGGAGGAGCAGTTTTCTTTGCCGCAGCTTCATTGTCGGTAATACGCTTGGCATTTGCAATCCTTTTCTCTGGCGAGAGAGTATCAAGACCAGGGCCGCCAAAATCATCCATCTCTAATTGACCCGCCGCCATCATCTCATCTCTCTGCACACTTCTTCGGGCTCCCCTAATTCGCCCTGCTGCGCTCCGTTTGGCGTCCCTGACCCCAATATCTCTGGCACCAATGCCTACCCTGCGACCGCCTAACATTCCAGATTTTGCTTGCCTCTTGCCCACCCTTGACGTGCTGATGTCGTCGGCCGAATCTCCTAAATCCATTCCAGATGCTGCCATTGAACCTTCAGCAATACCCATTTTCTGCATCGGCGAACCAGCTGGAGCTTTAGCTGCAGCGCCTGCACTAGCAGCTGGTTTTGGTGTAAGGTCTTTCTCAACCTCATCTCCCAACATCCAACCAGCAAGTTTTTGTCCCACATAGTCTCCACCAAAATACCCTGCAATTGCGCCAAGGCCTCCGCCGATAACAGTTCCAATGCCTGGCAGCATTAGTGTGCCAAGTGCTGCGCCACCAAATCCCATAACGGCAGCCGCCATCGTGCCGCCTAATAGTCCAGAAAGTTGTTTGATTTTTTCTTCTTTAGAAGCATCACTCATAAGAATAGATATACCCTCAGCACCTGCTAGAAGTAGGCCCAATCCCGGCACTGCTTTTCCTACAATCTTGAGAAGTTTGCCTATGTTTCCAAATTTGCTGCCTATCTTTGCTAGAGTTTTTGCAGGATTTATTTTAGGTGCTTTAGGTGCCTTAGGTACTTTAGGTGGTTTGGATGCTGATCCTCCAGCTGGAGCTGCTGCTGCAGCAACTCCCTTTGCTGCTCCAGCAGCTCCCTTTGTTGCTCCAGCAGTTGCTCCAGCAGCTCCCTTTGCTGCTCCTTTTGTTGCAGATGCTACTGCTTTCTTAGGAAGTAAAGCTTTCGTCACTGATGTAACTAGACCAAATAATTTTTTCCCAATAAATAATCCAAGCTTAGCAATACCACCCATCACTTTAAACGGAGCAAAAACAACTGCTGCTGCTAATCCGGCAACTAGCGTCCCAAACCCCACCTGTATGCCCGTCATAACACCATCAAAGGCCCCGCCCACTCCAAAAAATTCTAAGATTGGCTTTAAAAACGATCCAAGTGGCCCCTCGCTAGAGAAAAACTTAACGATAGATTTTGCAAAATCTTGAAGCCAATCCCACGCAGGACTATTAACAAGTAGTACAAGTGCTGGGATTACGAGTAATGCGAATATTTTTGAAAATTTACCTAAAAATCCACCAATGCTTTTAAAGGTTTTCCCGATACCTTCCATGGCAGTTCCACCTAGTTCCTTTACTGCTGCCCCAGTTCCTCCTTTTTCTTTAGTGTCTTTGAATCTTGAGAGTAAATTTCTACGACCTTCAAGTTTTTGTGCTTTTGACTGTTCTTTGTTAAACTTTTTTTCTGCTTCTTGGTATTGTTTATTATTCTTAGCATCACCTTTAATGGCGCTGCCGATATTGGCCATCTCTTTTTTTGCTTCTGCGGCAAGTTCCCTCTGTTTAACTGTTTCTTCGTATTGTTTTTGACTTTGACCAAGCAGTGCCCTTTCTCTAGATTCTTTAGACGAACTCTTCTTGCCCTCTTTTTTGGCCTCTTCTGCTGTCTTCTCCGCTGCATCGGCCGTTCTTTCAGCAGTTTTAGCACCGTCCTTGGCGTATGGTCCTCTAGGCCCCCTTTTCTTTTGTTCTTTAGTATTTTCGTTAGTGGCATCAGTAACATTTCCAAGCTTGGAAGATATCTCAGCTAATTTTCGATTTACCTCAGTAAGCTTACTATTTGTTTCTTTTTGATCATCTGCCATAACTTTACCTCATTACTTCTTTGTATTAACTTCTGTGTTTTTTTGATAAGCATTCTTAGCATAGAATGCTGCAACAATAGCCGCAACTGATACAAAGTATGTTGGTGCCATAGAACCTAATGTTTTCCCTGCCTCTGCTAGTCCAACCCACATAGATATTACCACTGCAAATGGGTATAGTAACATACCGGCTAATGCAAACCAAGCCATTTTTCTCTGTGCATCCTCTTTTTTATCCTCATTCTCTAATCTCATCATTCTCGCATCCATATTAAGTTCATCATCAGTCACAACACCATCACCATTCAAATCATGTTTTGCGAATTTACTATCAGGTTCAAGCGTTTTTTGTGACACCTTTATCTCCTATTACGACGATCTTCTTCTTCTTGTTTTCTTTTTTCCTCTTCAAGATGATTTGCTAACAAACCAACATAAATTTCCCTCTCCCACGGTATCATATTTTCAAGTTCTGTTAAACTATATTTATGATATTGCATCAATGAAAAGTTTAGTTCATAATATACTCTAATTGTAATGTGTGAGAGGGCTATCCAAAAAAATTTTCCAATCCTTGAATTTCAATTTCACTTTCCACTTTAGTTTTTGGGTTCACAACATTTACTATATGAAGGAGTTGCGGCATGGTATCAAAAAATTCTCCAACTTTTTCAAAAGTTGATGTTGGTAAACTATCAACAAATTCCTCCAAATCTGTATTACTCATGTCAATCCGATTGTGTATTGTGTCTCCTTCAATAATTTTAGATACGCACCGATTGAATAGACTTAGAACATTATCAACTAGACTGCCTGAATCTAATTCTAATTCAGAAATATCCTTAACTGTAGGCCAACGCAAAACCATACTGATTTCGTCTGTAATTTGTATGGTATCAGTGTGTTCATCATTTACCTGTACATCTACTTCATCAAGATTTATTGTTGTATTAACTCTTGTCTCATCATCATCAGGACATAATAAAGATAGTTCTGCTGTCTCTCCGACAGACTTACAACGAATTTTTAAAAAGACATACTCAAAATCAAATATTGTCATATTGAGCGTATTTAATTTACCAAAAGTGCAGTTAGCTACAAGTTCTTGTAACCCATTCATAATATCTTTTTTATTTTCTGATTCCTGCAAAATTACTAAAGTCTTTTGTTCTTTAACAAGAAATGGTCTATATTTTATTTCTTCTCTATTTGATGGTAGTTCTAATGTATAAGTTGGTATATCAAGTTTTGGTAACGCCATAATTTTTTCATCCTTTTATAATAATTTTCTCACCACAGCTGGTATGTTTTTTGTTAAACTTCTGTTAACTGTTTGTGTAAATGTATCGACTAGAGACCCACCAAGACTTTGTTGAGATTCTGCATCAAGAGGTGACCATTTCCTAAATGACCATCCTACTGTTGTTTTTGCTATTTCAGTGCCTGGTCCTGCCTGTAAATCTAATCCCGCAATTGATTTGGGAAAGCATTCTTCTATTCTTAACCCATATGTCTTTCTGTTATTTTGATTCAGTAAATATATATTCATTGTTCCAACATAGTCACTGTAATATCCTACATCAAATGTAGTTACATTATATGACAATTGTTGCCATTGTTCAAAATATTTCCTCTCATCCAATCCAGCAGTAGCCTGAAAAGTCATACTAATATCTTCTGCAAATAGAGGTTCAGTAACATACTCTCTTTGTGGTCCTGTTATTGCACCAGCAGAAGCTATTTGAGTTTGCAATGATCTTCCTGGCATTATTAAACTTTCTGCTCTTAGTGAAATGCTCCTAACATCATGCCCGCCCAGTCCCGGCGACTGAGGACTAGAAATTTGTACTTCATATAAGTTTGGTCTGCCATATGCATTTTGATCCTTAAATGATGCTAAAACATCGTTTAATAAACCAAATGAAAGACTATCTGCAAATGTGCTAAATGCTGTTGTCATTTTACTACCCTTATATCATTTTCTTGGTTTCGTTATAAACCCTAGATGCAGATGCTTTCTTAAATCTCTGAACTGGCAATAAAGTTGCAATCACCCATTCTTCGGGAGTAACAACACGAATTTGTGATTTAAGATGACTATACAAGTATCTTTTCATAACTGCTTTTGCCATCGGCATAGTTTGTGCCCGAGCATAACTCATTCTCATACGAGCATTTTCGTCATATTGATTTGACTCTGGTAAATCATAAATTTTATTGAGTAATTTAATCCTCAAAGGTATTGGGAGGTAATGAAAATTTAATCCTAAAAAACCATCATTATATCTTCTTAATGGAAGAACCAAAGGAAAGGTGTCATAATATGGCAAAGTCTTCTTATATTTTGGGTCATAGAAAAACATATTAAGATTGGTTAAAGATGCAGTATTTACTCTCTTCCCATCTCTAATTAAATCCAACCCACCTGGCTTACCAAACTCTCGTATTTTATTTCGATACCATTCGATGGATTGTGGCTTATCTTTAGCCGCATCTTTAACACTTTGTATAAAATTATCTGTTGCCATAATATTATTTATAACGAATACCCAAATCATCCTCTGTTAGTATTTTAAATTCCATACCATTGTTGTCACACCATTCTGTGGCATACTTCCACTTGGCACTATTAACACCCCAAGCCTTCACTTCATTAATGTATCGTTTAGTTTTTCTTTTTGGTTCCTTTGGGGGTTTCGTTTGTTTCTTGGGTTTGACTTCAATGACAAGTTTTTTGATGATGCCATTTTGTTGTTTTATTTTACAATAGAAGTCTGGATAGTAACGATGTATTCTTCCATCCCAAGGAGACTTGTATGGAACAACTATTTCTTCACTGCCCCACTCCATTATAGAATCACTGTTATCACAGTACACCATAAATTTACGCTCCCACAGAGAACGATAAATTATATTGTGAGCATTTCCTTTATATTTTAAAGGATTGGTTGGAGTATATCGACCTTTGTATGACATGATGTATAAATAGTTTAAATGTTATAAGGATTATTTAGTATGGCTGTATTTACTGCACTTAGAAATAAAGCTCAATCTGCCGCTTCTGGATTTTTAACCAAAACAGCAACCTCTGTCCTTGGATTAGATAGGGCAAAAGGACTTAGGTTTCCATCATCATCTACTTCACCAGTTACAGGAGGCCCCACAACAAATCGGGGAGGTCAAGTTCTTCAGTATCCACTTGACTTAGGTTCAGATGGTAATAGTCATTTTATTGCTTTTTTTGTTAAAACAGTTGAGCCAGCAACAATAAAAGTGGCTGAAAACGACGGAACTGCTAACACTGCTGCTAAAGCTACAAAAAATGTGGCCCAAGATTTTGATGTGGACGGAGCGCCCATTGGGCCTCAAAAAATTAGTGAATCAAAAAAGATTGAAGCTGCCAATAAGAGAACTTTTGGGGGTAAGCCCCATTTGTCTATTCAAGAAAGAAAAAGACCAACATCAAAATTGGTTAAAACTATTGCTCTATATTTTCCACCATCAGTCCAACAATCATACAACCTAAGTTATAACGAACAAGAAATTGGTAAAGCCGCTGCATTTGGTGCAGAGGTAATACAGGGTTTTGTTGATAAAGGATTTAATATAGACTCATTCAAGGGAGCAACCGACCCCGCCTTTGCTGGAGTAAAAGCAATAATAAATGATATGGGAATAAAAGCATTGGATAATGTTGCGCCGGGATCATCAGCACTTATTGCAATTAATAGAGGAAAAGTACTCGCACCAAGAATGGAGTTGATGTTTGAGGGAATAGGCAAAAGGTCATTCACTTATAGTTTCACTTTTACTCCATCATCTGAAGCAGAAGCAAATATGGTTTTTGATATTATCAAAACCTTTAGATTTCACGCTGCATCAAAGTATACAGATAGTCTGGGATTTGAATTGGCAATCCCTGACCAATTTGAAATAGAGTATTATACAAAAAGTAGCACACCAAACGGATATATGAACAGAATTGGAACTTGTGTGTTAGAAAGTGTGGATGTTACATATGGTGGAGAAAAAATGACTTGGCATGAAACAAATGCAAAGGGCGCATCTCCTACCAAAACTACAATGGCTTTGTCCTTCAAGGAACTCTCCGTTGTTACTAAAGATACAATTGAAGAAGGATTCTAAAACATGTATTTTGCAAACTTTCCTGTCATATTATATGATGCTGTTGGTAATTTTGATTTTAAGGTTGTAACTAATCTTTTAAGAAGAGTTGCTCTAAGAGCTAATCTCAGAGATGATCTCCTAGTTTTTGATACATATACTGTGAAGGATGGTGAATCTCCAGAAATTCTTGCTCATAAATTATATGGAGATTCAGAATTACATTGGATAATTCTTTTGATAAATAATATTACAGACAGATACCATCAGTGGCCTAAACCATATCTTCAACAGCAAGAATTTTTGTTGGACAAATATCCAACAGTTCTGGAACAGGAAGCACTACATCATTTTGAAATAGAACAAACCTCTGGTGACACTACGATTAAGATTGATATTGGGAAAGACAATACCGCCTTTCCAAGTGCAAGCACTATAAGTAATATTGATTTTGAAGAAGACTTGCAACAAAAACAAAGACTAATTCGTTTATTGGACCCCTCATATTTGCCACAGTTTATTGAAGAGTTTGAAAAACTTATGGAAGAAAGTGCAATTTAATGGCAGAAGCAGCAACCTCTGGAGAGAAAATTCAAAAAGCAGGTGACTTTCACGCAGAGAAAATTGAATTCATCACCTCAACAGGTCTATCTATAGATTTACTTGGTAATGTCCTACATATAACTTTTTTTGAAGATATTCAATCCGGCGCTATAACAGGAAACTGCATAATTAACGATGTGGTAAATTTAGCTGTAATTGGTCCAGTGATTGGTCAAGAATATATTCGCCTAAAATTAAGATCAAATGGACTTAAAGAACAAGAAGGTGTAATTGATTTCACAGAACACATGTTATTGGTGAACTCTCTACAGTTAAAAGAACAAGGTGCAAACGGAAATCAATTTTTAATACTGGAGTTTTCAACATCAGAGTTACAAAAAGATCAAAGAATTAGAATAAATCAAAGTTATTCTGGGACATTTTCTGAAATATTTAAAAAAATAATGAGAAGCCAATTAAATTCTAAGAAAAAACTATATGTGGAACCAACAAGGGGAAATAAAAAAATAGTATTTCCCAACTTCAGTCCATTTGAAGCAATCAATTATATGAAAAGAAATTCTGTTTCTGCTCATGATGGATCACCAACATATATGTTTTTTGAGGACTTTAAGGGGTATCATTTTAGAAGTCTATCAACCATGTATTCTGAACCAACATCTTTCACCTATACAACATCCGTTCCTGGCTCAAATATAAATGATCCATTTACAGACATGAGAACTGTAATTGACTATAACACACATGGAGTTGGTGACAGTTTGGCTGCACAAAGATTAGGTTCATATGGATCAGAGCTCATTACATATGATACATACACCAGAAGGTTTAAAACTACTACTTATAATTATCTAGACAATTTTAAAAATGAAACTCATATAACTGCCGGAAGAGATAAAAACATTGATGAATTTCCGTTGATAAGTTCAACACCAGTACAAGACAGGTCTCGTCTTAGTGATTTTTCAGCAAGAAGATATCTTGTTCCACATGCAAATTTTGTAGATGATGATGGAAATTATACAGATTTAACAGTCGTATTTGATGAACAGGGTAAACCAGTATATCATTCGCCACAAACTGAAACTTGGTTGCAGAAGAGACAATCACAACTTCTTCAGTTAGAAAGAGGAATTACCTGTACCATAAAAACTAATGGTAATACACTTTTAGACTGTGGTGATATAGTTGAATTTAATCTGCCAACAAATACTTCAGCAAAGACAGAGAAAAAGGAAAAGTATGATTTCTTTTATAGGGGAAGATTTCTTATCAAAAGCATAAGACAAGATTTTGATTTTTCTAAAAGGAAACATGAATCACTAATGTCACTTGTAAAGGATTCTCTACCAAGTGAAATTTCACCATTAACAGAAAGTTTAGAGACTGAACCAGAAAATAATGGTGAAATTATAGAAGATTTTTACGATGCATAATAACCATATAACAAAGGGAGGAATATTAACTTAATTATCATGCCAATAACATATCATAAAAAAAAGGAAGAAAAAATGGCTAAAACTAGAAATAGAATTAAGAACATGAACTTTCAAATTCAAGAAAGAAAAGTAGAAGAACTTTCTCCACTTTCAGATGATGATAAATATATTATAGAGATGGCAGGATATCAAAAGTTAATAGGACGACAACATGAAAACATTTCACGAACTCCAAGAAGGTCTTCAAGACCCCAACATATTTAAATGTTTCTTCCTTGCTGGTGGACCGGGCAGCGGTAAATCATACGTTGTCCGGTACTCCATAGGAGGAACTGGTCTAAGAGTAGTCAATTCTGACGCAGCATTTGAGACTATGATGGACAAGGCTGGACTCACCCTAAAGATGAATACAGAACGAGGTGAGCGTGAGACAGAAGCAAGAGATAAGGTTCGTGGCCGTGCAAAGGTGACCACCGATAAGATGCGAGATAATTATCTTGAGGGTCGTCTTGGTGTTGTCATTGATGGCACTGGTGATGATTATGATAAAATTCATGGTTATAAAGCAAAACTACAAGCACTGGGGTATGATTGCTACATGATATTCGTCAATACCTCTCTTGATGTTGCGCTGGAACGAAATGCAAAACGAGAACGTAATGTGACAGAATCTGTTGCAATTGATTCTTGGAATAAAGTACAAGCAAACATAGGCAAATTCCAACAGTTATTTGGGCGTCAGGGTTTTGTCCTCGTTGACAATAATAAAGCAGATGACGATATTGAAATGTATACTCACAAGGTAATCAAGAAGCTTGTCCGAAATAAAGTCAATAACCATATTGCAAAGGCATGGATTGCTGATCAGATGCAACTTAGAGGCATCACCAAAGCACCATCTGCAAGAAATGTCGGTGGAGGTGGTGGACAAGGTGTCAAAGGAGGCGTCAAGTTGCCGGGTTCTGCTGGATTCAAAACAAAAATGGGCAGAAAACGACCTAAAACTGGCAGATACGCAAAGAAATAACTTGACAATCCCCTATGTACCTGATACACTGTGTATAGTGATGATGCACATAGGAAGTTTGCTCATATGATTATTCGACTCACAGGTACGACGAACCACGGCAAGAACCGTGTTCGTGAGCATGGTGAACTCTGGGAAGTCCTAGAGTTGCCCACAGGTGTCACATCTATGACACATAAACCCACATTCCCCCCTATCA